CTCAAGGAACACTTGCATATTCAGACCCAGTTAATTATGGTCTTTATACTGATGGCAGACCTACAGTTCCAGGTGTTGTAGGACAGACAGAAGCAAATGCAAAAACAGCAATTAATAATGCTGGTTTAAATTGGACTGTTGTTAGTAAGGCTCAGACATTTAATGGTCAAGCCACAGCAGGTACTGTCTATTCTCAGAACTATCCAGAAGGTACAAGATTGGCTTCAGGCTCATATGTAACTATTGAGGTATGGGCTGCTTATGTACCTACAGAAGTAACAAAAACTGCTACTGTTATTATTGGATGGTACGGAGATATTGCTTGGCAATGGCAGGCTTCCTATAGAGATACACTTGCAAATACAGCAGGCGTTACAGATGGCGGATTAAGAACAACTACACAGCCATACTACGCTGGTTATTTTGATTCAACAAATGCTAAACAGCATATAGCCTGTGCATTTAACTATACTACATTTGATAACTGGGTAAAGGCTAATAAAACTGGTAATCGTAGTTATACAATTACATCAGCACAGTTAAGAGTATGGTCAGAAGATGGTGTTGGAAATACAAACTCAAAGAGTTTAAGAGTTGGTTCATATCCAACGAGCACTTCATCAGCACCATCAGTAATGAGAGAATCTGATATCAACACAAGAGGAATAACATTGCCTTTTGGAGGTCGTGGTCAATATGGCTATGCAACAGCAAATTCCACATTAATCTCAGATTGTTTTGTTGCTCCAGTTTATCCAGTAGTTGTATATGCACCAAATACAAGTATTGATAACTATATTAGAAATGATAGTGATATCAGGTGGTATGTAAATATTCAATGGACGGAGTTGGTATAAATGAAATTATATACAGTTAGTACTACAAGAAATGGTGTTGTAACAAATGTTAACTACAACACTATTCCTGCTAATGATTTTGATTCTCAATTAGGAGTTAATTATCATCTTTGGTACCCTGTTGAAATTCCAGAAGGTACCAACTCATGGTTCAAAGGAATTGTAACTGGAGAAGTAGATGCTACAACTTATGGCTGGGTTCCTAATGCGGATATGACAGTTAAAGAAAGTTGTATAACACAAGAAAGATTATTGCTAATTTATAATGATAGCAATCAAACTCTTGATAATGTGCGGGTATTTATATCAGACCAACAACTGACAGGTTCAGTAGCAGAAGTAACTCCATGGAAGGCTAACCTATCTCCTGAGATAAGAAGTTATTCATCATTTGAGATATTGTCTACATCACCAGTAAATCAGTTTCCAGCAAATATGTATCTGAAGGCTAACTTCCAAGGAGCCTTGCCAGAACCAACACCACCACTACCAACAGAAATGCTCATAACAAACATGCAGCCATACTCTTGGGCGGTAGCAGCAGTAAGACTATACATAGTAAAGGACCAGGAAGTACCTGAAGATTACTGTGTTATATCTACTGAAACATTTTAGGTTTCTCAGAAATGCCTCCTGAGAAAGGGTGGCCTCAGTTCCCACGCTGAGGCTACCTCTAAAAATACGGATGAGATAGAATAGGAGAACGATGAACGATAAATTAATGTCCAAACTTCCAGTAGCCTTGCTATTTGTACAGGTACTACTCCTATCTCTTATTACTCAGAGTAAAGACCAGATGATTACTATCATGACTGGCATGTTGGCAACATTTATTACAGGTGCTTGGGTTGTTTGGGAAACCTTAAGACTACACAAGAAGGAGGACAAAGATGGCTCTAATTGATATGATTCCACCTAATCTTGAGTGGCGTGTTTACAAGGGCGACACAGCAAACTTGACCCTAATCGTCAAGGATGAAAATGACGAATTAGTAGATTTAACTGCCTGGACTTTTGCAGGGCACATAAAGAAATCTCCTAAAGATGCAGAACCAGAATTTATAATGGCAGTAACAGCAACAAGTGAAGGTATTATTTCTGTGATTATTGAAAATTCACATGCTTTATATCCACAGATGTATTTTGATATTGAAGGTACACACACAGAAGATGGTATTACTAAGACATTTGTTAAAGGAACAATTATTGCTGAAGAGGATGTGACAGATAATGGCAATTAAAAAGATTGAAGTTTTATCACCAACAGAGGCACAGATTTATGCTGCTAATTTAGGTTTAGTAGTTGGACCGCAAGGCCCAATTGGACCAGTAGGCCCAGCAGGACCAAAAGGTGAAACTGGAGATACTGGTGCTACTGGCGCAACTGGTCCTCAAGGAGTTCAAGGAATTCAAGGCCCAGCAGGTCCTCAAGGATTGAAAGGCGATACTGGCGCACAAGGAATTCAAGGTATCCAAGGATTAATAGGACCAGCAGGACCTAAAGGTAATACTGGTGAGCAAGGCATCCAAGGCATCCAAGGACCAGTTGGACCTCAAGGAGAAATTGGCTTAACAGGTCCAGCAGGTGCTGATGGTATTGATGGACAAGATGGAGCAGTAGGACCTCAAGGTGAACCTGGCCCTCAAGGAATTCAAGGTGAAGTTGGTCCAGTTGGCCCTCAAGGAATTCAAGGAATCCAAGGTGAAGTTGGCCCAATGGGACCTCAAGGAATCCAGGGCATCCAAGGAATCCAAGGAGAAAAAGGCGACAAAGGCGATACAGGTGATGCTGGTGCTGATGGTGATAGATATCACACAACATCAAGTTCTCTTGAATCAATGCCTACAAAGAATTCAATTGCAACTATTACATTAAATGATTTAAATGTAGATTATTCAGTAGGGCAAACAGTCATTGTTTCTCATGATGTTGACCATCATTATCATGGAACAGTTAATTCATATTCACAAGTAACTGGTGAACTTGTTATTTATGTAACAGAAGTAACAGGTACAGGAACATTTAATTCATGGACAGTTAACCTTTCAGGTGCTGTTGGTATTCAAGGAGAGACTGGTCCTCAAGGAGAAACTGGTCCAGCAGGTCCTGTAGGACCGCAAGGTGAAATGGGACCTCAAGGTATCCAAGGAATTCAAGGAGAGCAAGGAATCCAAGGACCTCAAGGAATTCAGGGAGAACAAGGTCATCAAGGAAATGTAGGTGAAACTCCAAAGTTTGCATATAATTTTACTCAAACTATTAATACAACTGGTTTTGTTAGCGGTACACAATTAACAATTTATAAAGACCCACTGTTTCAACCTTACGCATTAGCAAATATGAAATTAACTTCAATAGATGCAAATCTAAACACAATAACTTTGTTTGGTGTGATTGTTGCTTATAATGAAACTACTGTCACATTATCGCTTGGAACATTAGTACTTGACTCAAATCCAATTAGGTCTGAGTGGAGTGTTGGTATTGCAGGTCAAAGAGGAGCAACAGGTTTAACTGGTGCAACAGGTGCAACAGGTCCGCAAGGTCCTACTGGTGCTACTGGACCACAAGGAATTCAAGGCGAACAAGGAATTCAAGGAATTCAGGGTGAAACTGGTGCTACAGGACCTGAAGGCCCGCAAGGTATCCAAGGCATTCAAGGTATTCAAGGAGAAACTGGAGCAACTGGCCCACAAGGTCCGCAAGGAATTCAAGGAACAACAGGACCGCAAGGACCTGCGGGAGTACAGAATGTATATATCCAATCCACAGCACCTACAAACCCATCTGTTGGTTGGCTATGGATTGTGATTTGATATGCCTTATAGTGATTTATTAACTGATGCAGTTATATATGCACCATTGAATAACTCAATGGCTGTAACAACTACTGCAACTGTTAGTCAGTTTCAATGGAATAATACTCATGTATTTGTCAATGATGCTCCAACAGCAACAGGTAATACACATTCATTAAAATGGAATAACTATATTACAGATGCAGGATATTATAAATTCTCAAATCTACCTGCAGCAACTAATGCAATTACAATAACTGGATGGGTAAAGTTTGTAACTGACCCAAATATAACATTTGGTACTTCACTTGGTGGCACATGGAATATATTTTCTATGGAACAACAGTTTTCTTCAACTTCCTATTTTAGAGTACACACTTCAGCACAACCATACAGTGCTACTATGAGTGGTACCTCAGCAACTGATAGAAGACTTGCTTCAATTTGGCAGTATGGTGGTACAAATCAAACTACAGGAACTATTTATTCAAATTCAAAAATACCTTTAAATCAATGGGTTCATATTGCTTTAGTACAAAAAAATCCTGGTCAGATTAATGCAGTTGATTATAATGAAACAGCACTTTACATAAATGGTGCTTGTGTTAATTATCAATTTTCAACCAGTCAATTAGAAAGACTTCATTTTCAATGGATGAGTTTCCCTGTTCTTACTTTTGGAGCAGAGACAACACTTACAAAATTAGGTTCAAACTTTGCATTTTGGCATAGAGCATTAACCATAGATGAAATCAGAGCACAGGCATGGTACAACCATAATAACGAAGATTACAACACTGTTGTTTTAGCAGACAATCCAACTTATTATGCAGTTCTTGATAATGCAAATAAAACCACTAATCATACAGTTTATGGTGCAACTGATTGGGGCTCTTTAAATGATGATGTAAATGGAATTTATGTAAACGAATTAGGTCCTAATAATTCAAAAGCATGGAGACTTTCTACTACTTCAACTCAGGCTCAAAATAGAATAGTTAATACTGACCCTGAAATGTTGCAAGGAATATCAAATCTATATAAGTCTGGTGAGTTTTCTGTTGAATTTTGGGTTAAGCAAGTATCAAGACCAAGTGCAACAAGAGCATTACTTGGTATAGATGCAAATACTGGAATTAATAACTCTGTTGGAGCATTTTTATTTGAAATGGACAACTCAGGAAGAGTTCAATATAGAGGTTCTTATAAATCAGGAACAACAACATATCTATCAGGAAGTATTTTAGGTTCATCAATTGATACGCCAAGCGGTACTGGTCAAGAAATACTAACACAACACCCTGGTCAAAATGTTAACTCTTTTGCTGACAACAAATGGCATCATGTAATTTATACTCAAAGCAACACAGATAATGGTGCTGGTACAGGTACATATTATGGTTCTTTATATGTAGATGGATGTAAAGTTGGAGAAAGAACTTGGACAAATACATATGGCTGGGTAGATGGAACTGGAGTTTCAACTGGATTTTATGTAGGAACTACTTCTACAGTTTTAACTTTGGGAGATGGTTATTTATCCAATCTTGCATTTTATCCATATAGATTATCTGAAACTAAGGTATGGAATCACTATAAGGTAGGTTTAGATTATGTTTCTGAACAAGGTGCTGTTAAATATTATGATGGTTCTACCTGGCAATTAGCCACAGCAGCAAAAACCTGGAATGGCACAGCCTGGGTTAATTGGGTAAAGAAATATTGGAATGGCTCTTCTTGGGTAGACTTGCCTTGAGAAGTTATGTTATAATAGTTATAGGACATGTCACCTCCGAACGATAGGTCCAAGGGGCTTGCAGGGTTTATCCTTATATAGGTTGCCACCTCTTCTTCTGTGCAGGCCCCTTTTCTATGCCCTTTAGCGGGCTTCTGAGGTGGTTTTTAGAGGGTTTTAGACATAGCATGAGTATCAGGTTGCAAAAGTTTAAAAACTCTGCTATACTTATAGTACTTGTTTCAGAATCACATAATTGTGTGTGAGGGATGATACGCCTAAGACAACAGAAGGAGTCAAGGTGGTAGAGTAAAATCTACCAGAATTGAATGTAAATCTGGCACTGGTTGGTAACCAGCAGAATTCAAGGAAAGTAACTGGCAAGGTTTGTTTTAAAAAAACAAATCCATAACCTACCTGATTCGTGTAAAAAACCAAGGAGAAGAAGAGATTATGAATATTAATTATTATATAGATAAGAAATTCCCAGGAAATTCTAAGGAAGTAAAAGAAAGAATAGAAATAGCCTTAGCAACTATATGTATAAATGCTAACAAACATATAGAATATACTAATGGAGTAGAAAGATTCTTTAAGAACCTGGAGGTTTAAGATGAATAAAGAAATAGCGGCCATACTTATGTCTTATGGCAGAACAAGCCTTGTTGCTGTTTTATCAGTTTTAGCAACAGGAACTACTGACCCAAAACTATTGGCTCATGCATTCTTGATATCTATCATTGGACCATTAATTAGATGGCTAAACCCTAATGATAAATCTTTTGGTATAGGAGCAAACAATGACTAATATTTATTATGAAGGCAAGTTGTATTCTGAGGAAGAGTTTGATAGATTAACATTTAGGCCTATTGAAAAGCCTGCAAAACCTAAGAAATCTAAGGCTAAGGAAGTAGAAGAAATAGAGGATGTGTTCCCAACAGAGGAATAATCTTGATATCCGTCATTATCTCATTGGCGATTCTATTAAGCCAAGCGGGATACTCTGAGGCTCAGATTCTATGTACCGCCAATTTAGTCCAAAAAGAGTCTAATTATAATCTGCACAGTCGCAACTCCAAGACTGGTGCATATGGCCTTTTCCAGTTGATGCGGGTAGATAAGAAATTAACCCTTAAACAACAGACTGACAGATATATCAAATATATCAATCATAGGTATAAAGGCGATGCCTGTTTGGCATGGAAACATTTTCAGAAAAATAACTGGTATTAAGCAAAGTTTTAAAAAAACTGGTATACTTGTATATGAAGAGGGTGTTGCAGCACCTTAAATAAATATATAAGGAGAAAGACAATGATTAAAGACTTAATACTCGTAATTAGAGTTGTAAGAATGAAGCGTAAACTCAAGAAGATTGAGAAGCGTTTAGATAAGATTAATGACATAATGTGCAAATCCAATCACACCATTGACCACATGATTGAGATATTGGAGGAGCATAATGACCTATAAGCCATATGAAACTTATGACTTCCAGGCTGATTTGCGTAAAGGCAAAGTTGGCGAGGAATTGGTAAAGAATTATCTATATGAAGAATCAGTCAAAGTAGAAGTAAAGACAGATTTAATGTGGAAGAAAACAGGAAATCTATACATTGAAGATGAAGTATGGTCACAAGTTCATGGAAATGTACCTGGCGGATTTCAAACATCAGAAGCACAGGTTTGGGCGTTTGTCATGGGTAAATGCGTATTATGGGTTCCTTATGATACTCTTAGCAGAGCAGTAGATAAATGGGGCGAGGAATCAGAATGCAAGAACTCAGAAAATCCGTCAAAAGGAAGACTAATAACTCCTGGACAGATATTACAGATGGAAATGAGAAGGCCAGCCTGATATATTATTGCCTATGTCATGGGTGTGTGGTGGGAGATAAAACCTGTGATGATATGGAGCCAATTGGCTGGGTAGAACGAAATGACACCACTTGAAGCATTAGAGAAATATAAGATTACAACCAGACCTACTGAATGTAATGCTTGCCCTCGTAGAGCGTATTATTACTTACCTGTACGAGGGTTTCTCTGTAGCCTATGCCTATTGGATTTGGTAAATGTGGGCGGTACAGAATGGAATTGGGACGACTATCCCGAAATATGGAACAGATATGATAAACTATAGACATTATGGAAATATTTGTATTTGTGCTGCTTGCCTATTTGATGATTTAGGTGGTTTGGGTGTCTGAGTATAACGACCCTCTCTATAGAAAGAATAGGAAGATTATCCTTGGTCAACCTGATGTGTTATGTCACTATTGTGGCAAAGAGAACCCTACATCCATAGACCATATACTACCCATATCCAAGGGCGGTACACATGAGATGCATAATCTACTACCATGTTGTATATCATGTAATAGTACTAAATGGAATCATATAAAGAAGAGAATGCCATATGGAAATCCAAGATATGTTAATGGTGTCAAATGATATATATCCCGCATCCCGTTGTCTATAAAACATTTATATCAAATAGTAAAACCTATAAAACCAAATATCCAAATATCCACATATCCACGAATATCCACATATCTGGTTTGAAAATGTTTGGATAAAATGGTTTTGGGTTTTTTTAGATATATCATGTACACCCCGCATCCCGTCAGAAAAATTTAAATCTGGTAAAATAGTAAAAGGAGAAATATGAGAACTGGAATGAAGCAAGGCCCAAGGGAGCCAAGACTAATCCCTGATTCAGGAGGTAAGCAAATGGAAAAAGAATTTAACTATACCTTAGAAGAGGCTGTGAAAATATCACTGCAATCTGCTACATGGTTAGAAGAGGCAGACTTTGGTGCAGCCACCCAAGCAATAATGTTGGCTCAGACTATGGATACTATGCCTGACCGCAGACACCAGATAGCCCCAATCCTTATTGGTCTGTTATCTAACCTTGGTCTTCTCAATAATCGCAAGGTAGGTACAGAAATGACACCAGCAGAGGCATTGGCAGTATTGGTTAATGGATAATTGGATTCCAACACATTACACGACTCCATTATCTGAAGATTTTGTTACTGATGGAGATAAATTAATCAACCTTGTACAGGGTGTATGGCGGTTGCCAGAAAAGAATGATGCACCTTTAGTATTGACAGAATGGCAGAAATGGCTCATCAGACATGTGCTTGAAAGGTACCCTGATGACCATTCAGACCCTGAATTGGCAGGTAGATTAAGGTATAAACAGGTTGTAATTAGTATGCCAAGAAAGAATGGTAAGTCGTTAATTGGTGCAACATTTGCGTTATACGGATTGCTTTTGCATGAGCCAGCACCAGAAGTAGTATCAGTTGCTGCCTCTGCAGACCAGGCAAGAATCGTTTATAGAAGATTACTTCATCAAACACAGACTTCTGATTTATTAAAACATTTTTTCTCTCGTTCTACAGAGCATAGAGGTCTTTGGACAGCAGATGGTACTGGTGTTTATAAGGTTATTGCATCAAACGCAGGTACCGCTCAAGGATTACACCCATCTATGGTTATTTTTGATGAATTACATATGTCAAAGGAAGATTTATGGACTGCCATGAGTCTTGGCTCTGCAACTCGTCCTGATGGAATGATTTTAGGTATTACCACTGCTGGAGATGATACTTCTACCCTTTTGAAGAATCTTTATGAGCGTGGAGCCAAGGCTGTAGACAAAGTTGGTGACTTAGAACGCTTTGGATTCTTTTGTTGGGAGTCTCCAGAAGGCTGTGAGATTACTGATGAAGAGGCTGTAAGAAGAGCAAATCCTAACCTTGCATCAGGCATATTATCGTGGGCAGCAGTTAAAAATGAGTTATCTACCATGCCAGAAGCAGATGCAAGACGATATAGATTGAATCAGTTTGTATCTTCCATGAACGCTTGGCTTCCTGTAGGTACATGGCAATCATTAGACCATGGCGTTGTATCTAAGCCACTTATATTTGCTGTTGACAGAACTCCAGGCTGGGACCATGCTTGTATAGTAACTGCGGGCATAGAAGAAGATGGTTATGTATCAACAGAATTAGTAGCATCACTCAATAATACAAATATAGATAGTTTGGCAAGGCTATGTATGGACTTAGCAAATAAGCATAATGTTCCATTTTTAATGGATTCATATGTCCTATCTGACCTTGTTACGATACTAAAACAGAGAGGTTTAAGGGTTATTCCTGCCTCAAACAAGGATTTGGTATCAGCATCAAATAACGCATACCGTAAAATAATGAAGCGG